CAGTGTCTGCCATTACACAAGGTTGTGGCAATCCTTCGAACTCGTGCCCGCTAGGGTGTTTACGTCTTAGAGCTTCTGTTACTGCGTGAGCATTAAGCCAAAGTGTTACATTGTTTTCTTTACAGAACAAACGCATCTCTGAGGCTATTTGATAATCGTATTCGTGCCCACCTACTGAGCGTAATAATGCAGGGTCTTTTATTAGAGAGTTATAAGGGTCTACTAGTAAACCGTCGTAATGCCAAACATCGAGTATTTGCTTTGCCTCTGTCATCAGAGTACGTGCGCTATATAGTTTGTCGACTGCCATTATCTTAAAGTGGTCATTTATCCACTCCATCTCTGTCTCTATTTGTGCATCAGGTATTTTCTGTATTGGTGTACCTGTCTTAAATTCTAGTATTTTTCTAGCTATGCTGTAATCACTATTCTCTGAGCTAAATATAAGCCACTTTAAATCGTGTTTAAGAGCGTAAGCTACCATTAAGTATAAGACTACCGTAGTTTTACCTGTGTTCGCGTGACCTACGCAAATATTAAAAGCACCTTTTTTGTATCTTAGAAATTCGTCAACCTCTTCAATGCCAAGACCTTTACCCTGCTCAATCCTATCATACTTCACATCGTAAAGCTTCTCTTTAATCTTAGAAATATCTGTTATCATAGTTGTTATTAGGTGTTAATGTTAATTAAAAAGGGGCACTTCTTTTAGCACCCCTTATGTTATCTCTCAGTATTTAGAACGGTAAATCAGGTGTCTCTCTACCTGCAGTTGATTGCTCACTTGCTTGTGTGCCTTGCTCTACTCTGTCAGCTGCAGCTATCTGCCCATCTGTCCAAACTACCTTACCATTACCTACATAAGCCTTAGCCTCCTTAGCCTCTCTTTGCTCTTTAGTCTGCTCCATAGCAACTGAAGCGTTTTGACCGTAGGTGTTGGTTTCGTCATTAACAAATACTGTGATGTTAGCCCACCCTTTGTCATTGAAAGTAATTTTGTCTCTGTTTAATCCTAATGAAATGATTGTACTCATAATTTTTGTGCCTCTCTTAAAGGCTTTTATTTTTGGGTTTAATTGTGGCAATATTGCCGAGTGCGAATATACGTTTTTTTTATGATATACGCAAGCTTTTTGTTACTTATTTTTAGTTATATTTATTAATGATTCCTTTACTTTATCACCTAACGTGTACTTAGCCTCTATCTGTGCTAGTGTAACTTTGCCGTCTTTTACAGCTTGTAACGCTTTTAGATAGCTCTCACTAGTTATTGCTAGGTTAGGCTTTGCTACAGCCTTTGCAGGGGCTTTGCCGTGCGTATTGGTTGCGTCTGCGTCTTTGGTGTCATCTAATAAGAATAAACCTCCTAGAGCGTATTTACGTGCGTAAGAACTAGACGCCCCTGAAGCCTGTGCTTTATCCATACCTTTGCGGTTTAAATCTAGACCCGCCTGAGCCTTTACATTAAAGCTTTTTTCTCCGTCTGTAATGGTTGCCGTTGACTCTACAAAGAGAGCGCCACCTACTTCTATTACTTCGTCAGATATACTAAGAAATAAACCATACTTAAAGCATATTGGTTTTGCAGCTTCGAAAATATCTTCTGCGTTTCTGTAGCTATACTTACCAAAAGAGTTATATTGACTCTTAGGTGCTTTTAGCTCATTTTGTACTTTTACTAATTTTGAAATCATATTTATTATATTAAGGTTTAATTATTTACGCGAATATACGTAAAATATATTTACTGTGCAAGTTTTTATCGTGTTAATTTGTAAACTATTTCAAAGTCTCCTGTGAGTAACGTAAGTGTTAAGTTTCCATCTGCGTCTTCGGTGTAAGGATACTCAATTAATACTATACCCGTATTCGTTGGCTGACCTATATATAAGGCTGTGTCATCAAATGTAAATGGCAAAGTTTGACCTTGCGCGCTTTCGTCACAGCTCTCTACTCTCTTTACAAATACCGAAGTAGCTGTAAAGCTCCAAGTGGTGTCACAGGTATCTGAAAGCTCCCCGTTAACAAACGTCTCACTATTTAGGTACTCCCCTGTAAAGGATTGCTGAAAGTTAAAGTTTACTTCTTGTGTCTCAATCATCTCTTCCTTAGAGCAACTCATTAATGTTAATACAGCTGCTAATGTAATTAATACTTTTTTCATAATTTTTAGTTTTAAGGGTTTAATTTATTTAAATGGGTTTTTAATGTTGTTAAACAATATACCTACAACATACAGGAATATTATATTTATTATTAGATACTTCATAGTTTAGTTTTTAGAAGCTACCAAAAGTAATAGCAGGGTTAGTGAAAAATACTGTGTACAATACACATATAGAAGCAGGTAATGTTACTGTGGCTACAAATATAAGACCTCCTTTAGTGATTGCGTCTTGATGCTTATACTTTCGTACTGCTAGTTTTGAATTTACTTTTAATTTTCTCATAATTTTTGTTTTTATTATTAATATTTATTTTTAATTATTAGTTGATTACTATATAAGCTCCGTCATCACACCAAGATACATCTTCGTTACAAAAGTCTCTTACCTCTCTAGCTTTTTCTAGGTTACTACCTGTGTAAATAGTTGCTCCGTTTTGGTCGATTACTGTTAATTCTAATTTCATAATGTTTGTTTTAAATTGTTAGTTGGTTTGTTTCTTGGTACAAAGATACAACCTTTTGTTTGTTTCTACCAAACTTTTTTACAACTTTTTTTAAAATATTTTGCAATTAATTTGTAACTCACTAGAAAGCAGCTACTTAGAAGGCAAACTTTTTTTAATCTTTTTTGCTTTAATTAGTATTTCTTTACATTTAGAACATATTAGCTCCCCTGTATTACGATACCATATAGTAAAAGCTCTCTTGTGTTTTGGGCATTTGTCTTTAGGCTTCATATATTAGTCATTAAAGGTTAAGCGGTGGTTTATATAATGTAATACCTGTAGCTCCTTCTCTTGGCTATCAATCATATCACAGATAGTTTCTTGTGTTACTCCGTAATCTATTATACCGTCTTGAGCCATTCTATACTCTTGTAGCTTTTTAGTAGCGTAAAAGATTTTAGCTTCTAGCTTGTTATTGGCTCTGTCTATTAATTGGTTTTTAGTTAGTTTCATTATATATATCTTTTGTGTAGATTATTTAAGTAGTCTTTTTGTTTATACGATAATTGGTTTTTAGAACATATACTAGATATAAACCTAAAGTTATATGTATTAAGTCCTTTTGTTTTGTGGTAATTTATAAGGTCTACAATCATTCTGTGAGTTTTCTTAGTTGTACTCTTACTATATGTATTGTTTGATTTATTTAGTGATATATTTTCCATAGGTTTATATTTTATCGGTTACAGGCTGAGTTAGTGGGTGTCTTTCAAGTCTATTCATTCTAGAATTTACGTTCATACTATTATATACTAAGTGGCATTGTATAGTATTGTTCATTTCTAGTAGCCTAATTACATCTCTTTTTGCTAGCTGAAATCCTTCTAAAGACTTTTCTAGTATTTCACTTAACTGTTTAAGCTGTATGCTTTTTAATAAAGCTTTTTTAGAGCTTATACTTACTATTAATTTAACAGCTTCTTTAGTAGTTAACTTCTCAGCTTTTTTACTTCTTTCAATTTTACTTCTCATAAGGTTTAATTTAGTGGGTGTTGTTTTTAGTGGGTGTTGCTTTTAGTGGGTGTTGCTTACTTGGTTACCGACTGCGCATTATTGTTCCGTATGCCACTTTTTTTAAGAGTAGCACAATGCAAACATACACAAAAGAAGCGTATATGCCAAAGATAAAATGTTAAAATTATGTTAAAGTATATTAGAAGCTCTGTAAGTCTTTGAGCTCCTGTAGTTTAGCTTTGTATAAATCGAAGAGCTCTTGATATTCGTGCTCCATTCTCTTCATAGGTTGCCTAGATAGTTGTAATAATTCGTCAGATAGTTCTGCTCCTAAAAATAAGCTATACTCATATTGTAAGCCATATAAAAAGCGGTTGTCTTTTCTACATTGTATATGCACATTACGTTCGTCCCAACGCGTAGATAAGTGCTGTCTGCCCATAAAGTGTCCGCTGTCTAGTTCTGAAAAATGAAATGTTTTATTACAGGTAACACACTTACCTAGTCCTGTGTGGTTGTCTACCTCTTTACGGCGTACGTACTCGTGAAAGACAGGGTCAATCTTTGTCTTCCATTGCTTTATAGTACGTTTTTTCTTCTTTGCCATAGTAAGAGAAGGAGCACAGGGTAAACCCTACTAAAACCTGCGCTTTATCCTTCTAGTTTTTTAAGTATGTAGGTCTTTATTTAAAAACACTTTAATCGCGTTTTATAGTTTTCATTATCTTTTCGACCCCTCTCGAACCGAAATAAAATATTGTCATAGTACCAAATAAAGATTGAATCACAGGCACGTAAGCTTTATCTATTGTAGAAGCTCCTAAGTTACCGTCTAGTAATACTACAGACATAAACAGCACAAACATAGCTGCATAACTTACAGGTCTAATCATTCTAGTAATAGCGTGCTCACTATCTATTTGCAAACGCTTAGTAACCTCAACCATCTCAATCATATCATTCTCCATCTCTTGGAGTAGTATATCTTTGTCAGGTTGGCTTAATGTCTTATCAGCTCGTATAGCGTCTCCTAAGGCACTCAATTGCTTTATACCTGTTATACCACCTGCAGCCTCTAAAAGCTCAGGAGCTACAGCCTTACCCTGCTTCACAAGCCATCTAAGTGCATTACCTACGTTAGTACCTTTACCTCCGTTCTTTTTTAGTTTAGGATTGCTCATTTTTTATGTGTTTCATTAGTAACTCTATTTCTTTCTCAATATTCATATAATAAGACTGAGAAGGGCTAGGCATCGAAGGCTTCATTAACTCCACATCTTTTGTGTGCTCTATGTTAAATATATCGTGTGATAACTCGTGAAATAATAAATGTCTTCTTTGCTTATGTGTAAGGTTTCTCCAAATTTTAGGATTAATTTTTACGTAAACTAAGTCATTATTAAACATACCTTTTGCCTGACCAACTAAAGGCGTCTTCATTATATCTGCGTCAAATACAACTATAAAGGATTGTTTTTTAAATTCAATCTCGTGCTTTTCTAGTATGCTCAAATACTCAAATACGTAAGGCTTTAATTCCTTAGATAGTTCGTAAGTATAAACAGGCTCTACCTTAGTTGCACAATTAACGAATAACATTCCAATAAGCAGTATTTTTAATATTCGCATTCTTTAAAGTATTTAATTATTTCTATATATTCTTTTTGTACGTCAAAACTAGGACAGGCTTTAGAGCTAAATTCATTATGCCCGTGAAGTGTACTATTAGGGTATCTATCCATTAAATCCATTATAAGAGCTTCTAAGCGCTCCTTTTGGTTTTCTGTCCTTGTATCCTTAGGTTTCATTTTAGAGTCAACACCGCCTACGTATGTTATCCCTATAGAGCCTCTGTTATATCCTCTGACGTGTGCACCTTGTCTTTCAACAGGTCTACCCTCGTGCAAGTTTCCTTTAAGGTCTATTATATAGTGATAACCTATATCTGACCAACCCCTATCTAAGTGCCATTGTCTTATAGTGTCTACAGATACATCTCTACCTTCAGGGGTAGCTGTGCAGTGTATTATAATTCTATTTATGCCTCTCATCTATTTTGTCTTCGTTATTGTAGTCTTCTAGTTCCCAAATTTCTCTTAACAATCTTTCATTCTCTAATCTAGTCTGCTCTCTATTTACTCTACCATCTAAAATAGAATTAGTTATTTTTACGATAGTCCAAACTATACCCAAAGCAGAGACCAAAAAGCTCATAGAACTTAGGTTAACATCTCCACTATGTACAAAGTCTAATACAGCCTCTCTCGTGCTTAATATCCAAAGCCCGTAAGTACCATAGTCTGCAACTAACTTAATCATATTACTCAAATTATTATACAGGTTAAATCTCCCAACCTCCGAAATTAGTATCTCTACTAGGGCTTAATTCGTCATTAGAGTTTGTTAAATACTCAGGGTATAAAGAAGGATAGCTACATAAGTGGTCTACCATTCTATTAGCGTAATGCTGTGCTGTATCTCTAGTAGCCTCTACCATCATATTAAGGTCAGATTTAGTTAACGTCTCAGCGGCTTCGCTAGTGTGTTTAAATACACCTTTGTTATTGATGCTGAATTGACTGAAGGGTAAGAACTCTAGTAACGCGTACTGAGCTAATATAGGCTTAATGTGTGTAGTCATTAAAGTCTCATAGTCTCCTGCAAGTGTATTAGCTAATATGTCTGCCTGTAGTTTCTTATACAAGTTACTCCCTAGTAATTCGTGAACGTGAATATCCTGAGCAATCTCAATGTATTGAACTACTCTGTCAAAATCTAGGTTTCCTGATATTGGTGTATATCTTACTAGGTCGTCTCTACTAATAAATAATGCCTTCATTTTATTT